AAGTTAGTAATCTAGTGTTACTATCTTGTTTACTAAAATTTTCTAAAACTGTGTCTTTTTTAACTACTGCTGGTTTTACAGTAATGTGTTCTAAAAGTGTTGTTTTAGATTCTACAATAGATGTTGGTGATGCATTTTTATTTTCAATTAAATTAAAAATAGATGCCATTACCTTATACTCAGAAATTTTGGCTTTAAAAAAATTATTTACATTGTATGTATTTTTAATTTCTTTAATTAAATTATATTTCTCTCTTCTTAACTGACTTTTATTTAATTTTCCGTGTGCCTCAATTAATGTATTAATTAACATTGTTGCTTTACTATCTTCTTTATATTTTTGTGATGTAAATGTATGATATATTTTATACTCTTTTAATAGAGCAGAATCACCACTAAAATATTTTTTAATAATTGATAAGGACTTAGGCGTATTACCAGCAATAGTGTCAGCTGTTAACTGCCTAGTTAGGAGTTCAAATAAAATTCCAGTATTCTTGTACTTAGAATGTTTTACTTTCATTGTTTGTTTATAAATTCGAATTTATCTATATATAAATATAGACTTATTTCTGAGGCTTGATGTTTTCTTCAGATAACATTCCACTTTCATTTGTTTCTTTTATAATCTGCTTCTTATTACGAAGTTTTTGAAGAGATTTTTTTAAACTTTTAGCTTCAAATGTAGATACTTTATTACCATCTGATGGCTTTTCCGCTTTAGGGGATGATTGTCCTCCTTTACCTAATGGATCTCTACTAAAGTTTCCTTTGTCTGAACCATAATTTTGAGGTTTTTCTACTGGACGTCCTGGTTCTTTTTCATCATATCCTGTTGGTACCTGAGCAGGTCCTACTGATTTATCTCTTTTATTACCATATAACGAAGCTAAATCGTGAGGTGTACCATAGGATATACCTGATTCTGCTGGGTCATTTCCTTCATTTTCAAGTTGTGACATTCTAAATTTATGTAAAGCTTCAACTATTTGTTGGTCTTTTTCTCCTTCATATTGGTCAGGAGATAATCCAAATACATTTTCATAAACCCAATCTTTACTAAATAAACCTTTATCAATCATTTCACCAGCAACTGTTGTTTTTGCTGTAAATAATTCTATTTTTTCTTGTTCATATATAATTGATGGTGTAGTTAATTCTAAAGAAAAGTCAACTAATTGCTCATCAGTAAAACCTTGTGAGTATAAATGTACTAATGCGATTTTAGTTAATTCTGATTCTACAATTCTTTGAACACGTTCAACAGTACGAGCAAATCTAACATCCATACCTGCTAGTGTTGATTTTCCTTCTACTCCTTCATCATATCCTAAATAAGGCTTAGGAATTTTTAAAGCAGCCATCATTTTACTTTTTAAATATTCAATGTCTGTTGTTCCATCATAATCTAAACCTTTAGTAGTTTCGATTTTTGTTGAATTGTCATTACCTCTTACTGGAATGTAAAAATCCTCAGAGATATTTTGCATATTGTATTTTAAGTTATAATCACCTGTTTGTTGATCAATGTAAGGTGTTTTTTTCATTTTATTGACTGTTTCAGCCATAAATTGTTCAACTTGTTCTGGTGGTATAGCTCCTACATTGATATAAAATGTTCTTTTTTCAGGTGCTCTCATAATTCTATGAATTAACATAGCATCCTCCATTAACATTAATTGTTTAAATACTTTACGAGCTGGTTCTAAAAATGCTCTACCATAAGGAAGATAATTAGAATCTGTAAGTAGTCTAAAATGTGCTACTTCGTAATTTTCTAACTGGAATTGGTCTCTTCTTATTGTATTAGTTGCTCCTGAAGCTAAACCATTTGGATCCATTGTAAATCTAGTGTAAGATGGGTTTTCGGGGTCTGTTCCTTCTTCTCTTACTACTTCATACACTGATAAAGGAATAACATTATATACTCCATACTTTTCAGATACTTCCATTTTTAAGTAAAAATCACCATACTTACACATATTTCTAATCCATGTAGATAAATTAAATTCTACATTTAAAACATCATAAAATAAATTATGTAATACTTTTCTAATATTTTCATCAGCTGATTGAATATTTAAAACCTGACCAAATTCATTTCTTGAAGTTGTTTCATCAGACATAATATCTAATGCAGCTGCAATAATTGGATCATGGTCCATTGCTTCATAATCACTATAAAGCTGAAGTCTCATTGACTGATAATTCAGTGTAGGGTTATATTGTAAGGATGAACCTACAGGTTTATGTAAACGTGTAAATCTATCATAAAGTGAATTAGATGCTAGGTTTCCGTACTTTTGGATTCTTCCAGTATCCATTACCTTTAACTTCTTCCCACCAACATTTCTAATAATTACATCACTCGAAAATAATCGTTGTAATCTTGTAAATAAACTAGTATCTGCCATTCTTTTTTGTTTGTTATAAATATATTAAAGGAGCCAAGTCAAATCTTGTTGACCTTTATCTCCCATATCTTGTGTCCAACCTGCTTGTTTTTTATTCATCCCCCCTGATGTATAAATACCTGGGGTACTTTTTCCTAAATTTCTTAATGTAGCTTTAGTTAAATCTATCCCTTGTTGAGCAAATTTTAATGCTGTGTCTCTTACATAACATCCTGTTGCTAAAGACATAACTAAATCATCATTATATCCTGTTTGTGCTTCTGCTCTTCCGTTTTTCCAAATAAAAGTGCGTAATTCTTCCATTGTTCTTTGTCCTTGAATTATTACTGACTTTTCTCTCATGTAGGCATCTAATTTACCTATAGTTAGTGGTCTTGTTTTCATACTCATTGTAAAACCAGGAACCATTTTTGATGTATCAGTTATATCGTATCCTTTAGCTAAAAATGCTTCAGCGTTTGTTGCTGCGTCTCCTTTAGGTGAGTAATATAAATTTTGGTAACCTTTATCTATTACTACTTGAATTGTATTCCATCCTATATTAGCATTTTCAACTACAAGTAATGCATTATTATATTCAGTTGCAATTGCAACTAACATATGTCCAAATTCTTTAGTACCGATTTGTGATTTAAATTCACCAATTTGTTTAGCTTCTTCAATGTCTATAATATGGAAAGCAGAATAATCTTTACTGTCACCCCTAGCTACATCGGCTACAATTAAATATTTTCTTGTATAATCTGGATATTCCCAAATGTGTAAACTACCATCTATACCTCTTTTTTCTACAGGTTCACATATAAATGTTTTTTCATAATAAGATAAAAGATCAACATTAAATACTGTATTACCAGAAGTAGAAAAATCACAATCACATTCTTGGGCTGCCATTCTATCTCCTAACTCATCATCTTGTTTTGTTCTCCATTCTTGGTTTCTTTCTGGGTGTACTGTCCAAGGTAATTTTATAGGTGTAAAACCATTTCTTCCTTCTTGTGCTTTAATCCACATTCTATGAAAAAAGTTACCTGTTCCGTTAGGTGTAGATAAAACAATTGCTCTACCACCCGTTGATAATGTTTGTTGTGATGAACCCCAAATGTCTTCTATTCTATTTTCTTCAATAAAAGCAGCCTCATCAATAATTAACAAAGAAATTGCTTCTGATCTACCAGCATCACTTGCTGCGGACACTGCTTTAATTTGAGAACCATTTTTTAGTCGAAGTGCTAATTTATTTTTTTCAACAAATCCAATTTGTAGCCAGGAAGGTAAATTGTCATACATAAATTTTACCTTAGTTACTAAGTTTTTAGCTGTGTCTTGTTTAGTTGCAACCACTAATATTGCTTTATCTCTTTGAAAAACCATCATCCATAATGCAATACCTGCAGATAGTGTTGAGATACCCAACTGTCTAGACTTTAAAATGATACTTCTGTCGTTCTTTTGTAGTAGATTTAAGGTAGCTTCTTGAAAAGGATAAAGGTTAAATTGAACACGACCTCTAGTAGGGTGTTGAATATAACAATATTTTCTCATAAAGTAGACTGGGTCCTGAGCACATTTAATGTACTCCTGCTTTATGATTTGTTTTATATTAGATTGTGTCATATGTTATACATATACTTATTATTAAATCATATATGATCTTACCCCCGTAGTGTATAATACTTGAGCTATACGTTCTTCAGTTGTACCATTAATAGCAGTTATTTTTTTACTTTTACACTCTTCTATAATTGATTTTATTTCTTTATTAATTGCCATTCTATATTTAGCATCTGTTTCTCTAACTCCATTGTCTTCTATTTCTACACCTTTAGGAGAAATATAAAATAGATGATCATACTCTTTAATTAAACACTCTAATGTTTGGTTTAAAAAATCTGATTCATTAGATGTCATTGATTTAGATAAAGTATTAAATGCCATTACATCAATTACTGTTCTATCTGTTATGATTTTTTTCTGCATTAATTCACTTGCTCGTTCAGATGCAAATACTAACTGACCTTTTAATGTTGAGTCAGTATTTAAGGGGATACCCATTTCCATAAGATACTTTGAACGTTCTGTTCTAAAATGATACTCTTTAAATTCAGGCAATTCTTTTAATGCATTTACTAGTGTAGTTTTTCCTACACTCATTGTTCCACAAAATCCTATTCTCATATATTAATTTCTATGTGTTTGTCCCTTAGCAGCTGCTTTTTTATACCAAGGTAAACCTTCTTTACCTTTCATAATTTCATTCCAATCATCAAAAGTATATTCAATACCATTTAAATAATATTCTTTTCGTTTTTGTTCTTTATTAATTAAAGCGGGACCATCTTCATTATGAAATACTGTTCTGTCTCCCATTTGTAAAGCTAAAGCTATAGTTTTAGAACCATCTTCTTCAATTTTAGATACTCTTCGTATTTTTCCTTTGGGATTAACCCATTTTTTAATATTATGGATTTCTTCCGCTAAAGCTGCTTCTTTTTGTTCTTTTGTTGTTTTAATCATATTTTATTCAGTTCTTGTTGTAATCCTTTTTTAACATACCCATCATTTCTATCGTTAAATATTTCTCCTTTTAAATATTCTTTTCGTTTTTCTTTTTTTAATAATTGTTCTGCTACTAATGTACCTTGAGCTCCTGAAACCGTAATACCTCTTGCTGACAATGCATCACCTACAAAATGTACGTTAGGAAACCTAGTTAAACTTAAATCATCGTAATTAACTAATGGTTCTGGTGCTAAATATTTTACTTCAGGCATGTAAATACCCCAATCTTTACCTAATGTTGGAAATACTTTTTCCATATCATGGATAAATTCTTGAATGTAAATGGCATAATCTCCAATTGCATCATATAATGGTTCCATATTTTCTACTACTTGGGTTTCAACATAATCTCCTTCTGTTGTTTTTGAAGGTACTCTATGACTTGGAGAAAAATAAGTTCCTTTACCATCTATTTGCATTTTCTTTACTGCTTTTCTTGCCCAATCAAATGGTTTATCTATGCCTTTAATTTCCATTAAAATACCAAAATTAGTCATACCATTAGCATATTTTTCATCTTTTTTAGCATGACCATTATAACTTATATCGCCATATGTGTGTTCAGCTGCTACGTAAGCTGCATTGTTGTTTGTACAAAATGATCTTAATGACACACCTTCAGCGTCAAATTTTCTATATAGTTTAAAATCATAAGCAATATCTATTAATTTTTGAAAGTGTTTTTGTGGTGCTTCAAAACGTACACCAATTTGTACTGGTTTTGGTTCTGTAGGTAATTTATAATCTTCTGATAATTGTTTTGCAAAATCAATACCTGATTTGCCTACACCAAATATAAGTTTATCATAAGGGATACCTTTACCAACAGCTGTTATTGGATTGTGATATAATACTAAATTTAAATCAAAATTAATATCGTGGACTTTTTGTTCCCATTTAAATTCTACGCCTTTAGACACCAAGTAATCATACCAATTCTTGCCAATTTCATGTAGATAATCGGTTCCAACATGCCATACGGGGAATAATC